GAATTGCATTTAGACGATTGGTTGGTGATCTGCCATTTCGTAAACACGTAGCTCCCGCTACTGTTGGAGATGATAATGCTAGTGGTGTGTCCGATGTTGTTTTTGATAGATACAACATGGTGACCATTGAACGTGAGTATGCCACTATGGGCTATGAAGTCACGGGCGCTAGCAAAGGTAAGATCCAGAAAGAAGTTAAGTTCGAAGATCTTGTCTTTATTAAGAGACACTTCGTCTTTGACCCCGAAACCAACCGATATCGGGCTCCTTTGGAGTGGGATTCCGTGATTAAGCCCTTATGTTTTGAGAGGGTGGATGCAGGGACCACGTCTGAGCAGAGATTGGTTGATGTTGCGCAGATGGCGCAGAGAGAAGCATGGCTCCATGGTCGTGAGAAATTTAATGAGATACAAGACTTGTTGTCTTATTTATTTCCTCGGCACCGTATGGAACACGTTTTACGGCTCTTCACTTATGAAGAGTTGCTACAAGAATTCGTAGACGACGAATTCTCGACGTTCGATTGTTAAGACGTAGGGGCCGGTGGTGTTGTTATTTAGAGCATTCGGTCCTTTATTGGACGTCTGAATCGCCTTATATATTTGGTTGTGATCCGCGATGACAATTCGACCATTCGTTTGGTGTCTGAATCTGCAGTTCGTGTGGCTCAACCCCCGCTGAAGCCCTAAAGTCTTGATAGTCGAGAAGCGGTCCCTTTCCCTAATTGCCTGGTGGCACGGGACCTGAAAAATATAGTGTCACAATTGCGATATATGTAGAGTTACAAGAAATGGTCATTTCTTGGTAACGGCCCTGATCGCATATGGCAAGACCACAAACCCGCTTTAGCTTGAGGTAGCTTCTGTCGGGTACTATGCCTCGCTGAACTCAATAACAATAATCCGGACGTTCAGTCCGAACGGTTTGCTCCCAACGCCGCGGTGGAACAGACCGAAGTGTTTAACGACACTTTTATTCCGCGCAGAAATGCCCCAGGGACCACTGTGTCTAGAGATTTTGAAGGTTATTTGCAGCACCCGACTAAGATTTTACATCTTAACTGGCTTAACGCAACGACTTCCACTCTGGTCACTAAGAACTTGTTTGTTACTTGGTATGCCTCTCTGGATACTAAAATGGCTGATAAGCTTGCTGGTCTATGGTTTCTTAGAGCCAAATTGAGGATTCGCGTAGTCGTTCAAGGGCAAACACAGGCTTACGGACAGTTAGTCTTTATGTTTACACCACGAACATACGCGCCCATGCTAGGAACCGTCGGCGGATATGTTGCAAATGGGCAATATCACAATTTTAGGATTGTGCCCCACATTTCCGTCGACCCTTCTAAGTCTGGTACTTATGAATTGGACCTACCTATCGTTACACCTACCGGTTTTTATCAAACCGATGTTGCTAACACGCATGGTTCATATCAGATGGAGCAATTTGTTATCAACCCGTTACGTTCTGGAACGGCAGTTGCTGGTAATGTTAATATATGTGTTTACATGTCACTTGTTGATGTGGAAATGCAAGGATTGACCACGCTTTTGTCGAACTCTTACGCTAGTGAAAAACAACCTAATAAGTTGTCTGATAACTTTTCGTTAGTCTCCAAAATGGCAGCAAAAGCTGCTCCTGTTGCGGGCTTTTTAGCACCTGCGACCACGTTGTTTTCTTCCGTTACGGGAGTTGTTGGCGATGTGTTACGCTTCTTTGGTTTTTCCAAACCTCCTTTACATGATATAGGATCGTTTGTTCTTAATAGAACATGCGACAATTATTCACAAATCGATGGTACGTCCACGGCAATTGTGTTGGGTTGTTCACAAAAACAGCCAATATCAATTGACCCTGGTTTCGCATTCGGAGATATGAATGATATGTCATTGGATTGGATTTGTT